TCATGATGATACAAGCAGCTATGAAGATTACCTTAATTTTAGTAAAAAGTGGCTTGCAAAAGCTTATGATTTACTTGCGGACGATGGGAGAATGTGTCTTAATATTCCCTTGGATAAAAACAAAAATGGTTTAAGAAGTGTTTATGCTGATTTAGTAACTATTGCAAAAGAAGTAGGATTCAAATATCAAAGCACAATTATCTGGAACGAACAAAATATTTCACGCAGAACGGCATGGGGTTCATGGTTGTCAGCTTCTGCTCCTTATGTAATTGCTCCAGTTGAAACTATTGTACTTTTATACAAACACCAATGGAAGAGAAAGAAAGCTGGAACTTCAACGATAAGCAGAGAAGAATTCATAGATTGGACAAACGGAGTATGGACTTTTTCTGGAGAGAGCCGTAAGAAAATAGGGCATCCAGCACCGTTCCCACTTGAACTTCCGAAGAGATGTATACGCCTTTTCAGCTTTAGGGAAGATGTAATTCTTGACCCATTCGCTGGTAGCGGTTCTACTTTAATTGCCGCTTATAAAGAAGGTAGAAAGTGTATTGGAGTTGAGATAGATCCTTCTTATGTGGAGTTATCCATTAAAAGAATAAAGAGGTTGTGAACGGGATAATGGAAGGACTGCGGGGGAGTGGATTAATTGAATTTGGCACAATCTTTAGTGGTAAAGCAGAAGATGTTGCAAAATTGGGTTATTTAAGAGCTTTAGTAGAACAAAATTGGCTTATTGTAAAATTGCTAAATGAAATAAACCAAAAATTAGATAAAGGAGGTGCGAGGAATGAACATATTGTTAACTAATGATGATGGGTACAAAGCAGAAGGATTTTACGAGTTAAAGCATGCGTTAGAGCGAGAAGGACATTTCGTTATTGCTTGTTCTACAGTTGAAAACGTTAGCGGGTGTGGGTCGGGCCGAGACTTATCTTTGCATTGGGAAGTGGAAGTGCACGAGGATACCAAAACACCAATTTTTGCTATGAGAACAGACAGTACTGTTAATTGTGTAGACTTTGGCGAGTTCTATTTTAGTACGCTTGGCGAGGCGATTGATTTGGTTCTTGTTGGGATAAATCACGGTCCGAATACTACATGGAAGGATTTATACAATTCAGGAAGTGTTGGAGCAGGGGCCTATGCAGCTTCGAAAAAGTATCCTGTAATTATTTTTTCAGAGATAAATGGACACTATAAGTACTTTGTTGAGTTGGCAGGATTTGCGGCTCAAAAGTTGAAAACATTTGCGATAGAAAAGGAAACGTTTATAAATGTAAATTTCCCTGATTGCGAGCCTCAAAAATTTGGTAGTGTTGTGTACTTGCCTTCAAATGTGGGTGGGGGCTGTGCGGATAACATTCATAAATTCTAATCTAGCCATAAATAAGCCAAACGCGTCGCAATTAAGTCAATTTAACAAAATCGGCACAAGAGGTTGCTGAGAGGTTGTTACGGGATAAGCAAGGAGGCTGTGATGAAACCGCCTAAAGGTATTGCATTAGAGGTATGGGAGCTTTTACAAATATCTAACTTAGTAGAAAAAGATGTGTATTTGCTGACAAACCTAAAATCATTAACTAAAGCAGATCAGCTGATTGTGATAAACAAAATGCTTAAAGGAGAGGCTGTTAATTCATTTGAAGCGAAACGTCAGCTTATCAAAGAAAAAACTGTTAACATGCCGATGCCAAAAGGAGCATTTGATGTTATTTACGCTGATCCACCGTGGCGTTATGAGTTTAGTAGAACAAAAAACAGAGCAATAGAAAACCACTATCCCACACTGTCCCTTGAAGAAATTAAACAGTTACCTGTTCCATCAGCAGACAACGCAGTATTGCTGTTGTGGGCTACTGCACCTAAATTAGAAGAAGCGCTGGAAGTAATGCGTGCATGGGGCTTTAAGTATCGCACGTGTGCTGTGTGGGATAAAGAAGCACTGGGCATGGGCCACTGGTTTCGCATACAGCATGAACTACTGCTTTTAGGCGTAAAAGGAAAAATGAGAATACCACCTGTACAAGCCAGAGTAAGGTCTGTGTATAGAAAAAAGAAAGGAAAACACAGTCAAAAACCACAGTATTTCTACGAGGTTATAGAAAAGATGTTTCCTAACGGTAAATATTTAGAACTGTTTGCTAGACAGCGTTATAATGACAAATGGACAGTATGGGGCAACCAACTATAAAGAGGTGCAATCATGAAAGAGAGAAATAAAACGATTGGTAGCAGAATTAAATTGTTTGGTACGTTCTTTTTACCAGAACGCTACGTTGCTCTAGATGGCGGGGTGGTAGTTGGGCCATTCAAAAGTAGGCAAGAGGCTGAAAAATACATCGGATTAATGGATGAAGAGATCGTTTTCGAGGCTGAACATGCTGAGGCACATTGATGAGATCAGGGCTGAAGGTTCTGTAATAGACTTAAGGCTAACTTCAGATGAGGATATAAAAGGTTCTTTATATTTGCTTTCAGATGTACATTTTGATGCCATGGCCTGTGATAGGGATGCACTAAAGCGTAGTTTAGATAGAGCACTCGAGGAAGATGCTTTAATTATCATCGGCGGCGACTGGTTTGATGCAATGCAAGGTAAATTTGATCCGAGGCGCAATTTGGATGAACTAAGGCCAGAGTATAGATGCGAGAAGTATTTTGACGTGGTGGTGGAAGATAGCGCAGAGTTTCTAAAACCCTATGCGAGAAACATTATTGCTGTAACGCAAGGCAATCATGAGCTTGCTGTCCGTAAAAACTCCAATACCGATTTGTGCGATAGGTTGGTATTTCATTTACGTTTGGCTGGCAGTCGTGCGGTAACAGGGAAGTGGAAGGGCTGGTTCAGGTTTCGTTTTTCAGTTAAAGGTCATTATTCATCGTTGAAAATGTATTATGCACATTCAGCGGCAGGTGCAAATGCTCCAGTAACCCGAGGAGTGATAGCTACAAACAGACAAGCAGTTTATGAACCCGATGCTGACATTGTGTGGAATGGCCATACACACACAGCATACATTGTACCGATTGTTCGAGATAGATTGAGCAATAAGGGACGAGTTTACCAAGACATCGGCTGGTATGTGCGGACACCGGGCTATAAACGTGATTGGCAGGAAGACGATTCATTTATAGCGCAGAAAGGATTTGGGCCACAGCCAGTAGGATGTGCAAAGGTGGACATTTACGCTGGGTATAAGGGTTTCCCGAGAGTGCATACAAATTTGGAGATTGAGGCATGAACAGTAAGCGTAAAGGCAAGCGAGGAGAACTTGAGCTTGCAAAGAAACTCCAAGAGTATGGCTTTAATACGAGAAGGGGACAGCAATATTCGGGTCTGGGTGGTGATGACGTTGTCGGGCTGGAAGGCATTCATATTGAGTGTAAAAGAGTTGAGCGATTGAACGTTTACGATGCGATGAAGCAGGCATGTAAAGATGCTGAAGCCGATGAACTACCAGCGGTGTTCTGGAGGAAGAATAAAGAGCAGTGGCTGGTAACAATGGCTTTGTGCGATTGGATTGAACTTTATAAAGGCTGGCTGTGGAGCGAAAAAAATGTTTAATGGGGTCAATGGCGTCATAAAGGGGTCACAAAGGGGTCATATGCGCCACAAAGGGGCCAAGTGCGAGAAGTTTTAGAGTTTGACATGTTATCTCATAGAAAGGATGAGGTAGATAGAATTATGAGCGATGACAAGTTTGATAGTATGGAAATTGTGAACAGAGAAAGGAAACAAGAGATAATGAAGAGACAGAGTGCACATGATTATGTTTATTGTCCAGAGTGCGGCGTGAGAGTGGTTCACGAAAGCGGCTGTGTAGTGTGCCCGAGTTGTGGGTGGGGTATGTGTGGCTAAGCGACTAAGAGCTCCCTTTCCTTGGTTCGGAGGAAAAAGTAGAATGGTAAACAAATTGTTGCCATTAATTCCAAAACATAAAATTTACGTTGAGCCATTCGGAGGCGCAGCTCATCTTTTACTTGCAAAAGAACCATCTCCAGTTGAGGTTTATAACGATTTAGATGACGGACTTGTTAATTTCTTTAGAGTATTAAGAGATAAAGACAAATTTCAACAATTTTACGAGCAAATTATGTTAGTTCCATATTCCCGTAAAGAATTTTACTATTGTAGAGACACATGGCAAAGTGAAACCGATGATGTGATGCGAGCTGTTAAATGGTTTATCGTAGCAAGGCAATCATTTAGTGGCAGATTTGGCGTACCATGGCATTTCACTATTACACCATCATCGAGATTAATGGCAGCGGCTGTGAGTGGTTGGCTAAGTGCAATAGACATGCTACCAGAAATCGCACAAAGGTTAATTCGTGTTCAAATAGAGTGCAATGACTTCAGAAAAGTAATAAACACGTATGATACACAAGAAACATTTTTTTATTTAGACCCACCTTATGTTCCAGATACGAGGCGTGCTGGTCAATATCGCTGTGAAATGAGTATAGATGACCATAAAGATTTGGTTAATATCTTGCTTAAAATAAATGGAAAAGCAATGTTATCAGGATATGACAATGAAATATACAAACCTTTAGAAATCGCTGGTTGGCAAAAGCTATCTTTTGAAGTAGTTTCAAGTGCCGCTGGTAAGACTCGTAATTCAAATTTGCAAGGTAAAGGTTCTGCTAAAAAATATCAAAAACGCATTGAATGTGTTTGGCTGAGTCCAAATTGTGAAACCATACCCAAAAACGAAAAACAGCTTACATTATTACAAGATTTTGTTGATAATGAAACAAGTTAACATTCCAAAGCAACGAAAAATAGAATTTGACTTAAGGATTGCATTAGACCCGCAAACAATTTTAAGAATGTTTCAATCCACACCATTATTACAAGATTATTGGCGTGTTTTAGAACGTCAAGAAGTACAAATTGTTAACTCTGGAGACTACTGGAAGCTATATTTTCCCTACTTAAACAAGTATTCTTTGGTATCAACAGCTTTTTTCAACGCTTATTCCATAGATAGAACCAGTTATTCGGCACACGCCGCAGGCTGGCTTTACTATGCAGGCTTGGTTTGGTGCTGTAAAAGAGATGATTTTTGGGAAAGATTTAATAAAACAGCGCCGAAATTAGATAAAGTGATGCGAAATTTACACTTTTACGATGATGCTGAATGGGATTTAGTCAAAAACAGAGTCGCTGATTTGTCTTTGTTGTGGCTTGCAACGTCAATAAATAACGGCAAAGTGCCTTGGAAATCAAGAACAATGGGTAAATTGATACACATATCAAGACCCAATTTGATTTATTACTTGTTAATACGCACTGGAATTGCAAAAGTATTATGGATACATTCTAGAGAACACACAATTTACTTACAAATAAATGAGGATTTAGATGAGGATTTATGGGTAGATATTATTGAGCTTAACGTAAAAGGACTTAAAGCATTAAGAGTGGGCAAGCGATACAAGGGCATGGTGTATAATATAAAGTAGGATATGAAAAATATTAAAGGGGAAGTGAAAGAAATGCAAACAGAATATGAGTTTTTTATAGCTGGAAGACCAAGACCGAAACAAAGAGCAAAATATTCTGCGAAGACAGGTAAATTTTACACTCCCAAGGAAACTTTAGTATACGAAAAATACATTAACGATATAACTAAAGAGCACGTTCCACTGCCCTTAATTGGTGGAATTAAGCTTGAATTAGACATGTATTACTCAGCAACGACAAAAAAACCAGATATAGACAACGTAATTAAGTCGTTATTAGACGGAATGACAGGAGCGGCTTATGTAGACGACTCTCAAGTGATGGAAATACACGCTATAATTAGATTGGTTTCTGGCAGAGAAGGGCAGGGAGTGAAAGTAAAGATAACAGAGGTAAATAAAGATGATTATAAGGTGTGAAAGAAATGAATGAATACGCTGTTACGCCAGAGACATTAAAAATTAGACAGGCATGGCCGTTAGACTTAAAAGTTGAGTGGGCAAAAGCGAAAATTAGAGAGTGGGTGCATTATTGGGGCTTAGATGGTGTCTATGTTTCGTTCAGCGGCGGTAAAGACAGCACCGTTTTATTACATCTGGCACGAGAATTGTATCCAGACATTAAAGCGGCTTTTATTGATACTGGTTTAGAGCGTCCAGAGGTTAGAGAGTTCGTTAGGACCTGGAACGATGTAGATTGGATAAAGCCGCAGAAAAGCTTTAGAAAGGTCATTGAAGAACACGGATATCCAGTTGTATCAAAAGAAGTGTCTGCCATCATAGAGCAAATAAGGAGAAAGCCAGAAGATGATTTTAACGTTAATAGGTGGAAATACGGAATATTGAAAGATGGAACAAAAACAAGCTATAAACTGCCTAAAAAATGGTGGTTTTTGTTAGATGTGGACTTTAAAATTAGCGATAGATGTTGCTATGAGCTTAAAAAAGCTCCAGTTAAAAAATATGAAAAGGAAAATCATGTAATTCCGATAATGGGAACTAAAGTAGAAGACGGAATAAAAAGAAAAATGAAGTATTACAAAACTGGTTGCAATAGTTTTGAAGGGAGAAGACCGATTAGTAAACCATTGTCCATATGGACTGACCAAGACATTTTGAGATATATCAAAGAAAACAATTTACCGATAGCAAAATGCTATGGTGATATAGTAGAAGACGAAGATGGAAAATTAAAAACAACTGGCTTAAGTGGGACTGGTTGTATGTTTTGCATGTTTGGAGTGCACATGGAACAGTGTCCAAACAGATTTCAGCAAATGAAAATCAATCACCCTAAGCAATGGGAATATTGTATGAAACCATTTGAAGAAGGCGGATTGGGGCTAAAACACGTATTAGAGGTGTTAAATGTTCCATACGAGTAGTTTTGTCAAAGAGGTGAAAAATATTGGCTACCAAGAGAGATAAAATTTGGTTAAGACAGCCAAATGAACCTCAAAACGAGTATAATTTGTTTGAAAAATACTTAATGTTAGGCGTTGGACGTTCCTTAGAACAGCTTGCAAAGATGCAGGGAAGAACAAAAGTGCCTGCATCTTATGTTACTTTCTATCAAAACTATAATTGGGAGGAGCGAGCCAACGCATATGACGAATACATATTGGAAGAAAGAGGCAAAAAGAGAGCATTTACATCGGATAAACTACATGAAGAGCTCACTGGAGTTGCCCAAAAGTTCCTTGATAAGGTTAATCAACGCTTGGCTACTCTCGATGCAGAGTCATTATCGCCAAAAGATGTTAAAGAATGGGTCGATGCGATTGTAAAAGTGCAAAAATTGAGTGCTGACATGGGCTTAAATTACAGTAAAAACGGCAAAAAGACGTCTTTCAACACTCCTTTGGTTGAAGTTGTGATAAAACAAGATGAAAATGACAAAAAACAGTCTAAAGAAGCTGTAAAACCGCAAATTATAGCTGTAAATGGCGGTTTAGAAGAAGAAATTACGGAAGAAATGGCTGAAAACAGCGAAGATGGAGATGAAAATTAGTGGCAAAACCTAAAATAACGTTTGTTCCACACGCTGGACAGTTAAAAGCTTGGAATTCCGAGAAGCGAATTGTCGCTGTAATAGCTGGTTCAGGCGGTGGTAAGTCGCTACTGGGCTCATTTTGGCTGTTAAGAGAGATACAGAAAGACCCAAGAGCCACTTTTATGGCTGTAGCACCGACATATTCAATGCTAATTCGTAATTTGATGCCTTATATTCAGAATTTGCTTGAACCTTACGGTGCTTATTACAGAACTAACGAAAAAGTGTGGTATTTGCCAGAAGGCGGACGTGTAATAATGGGTTCTGCTGATAATCCACTGTCTTTAGAAGGCGCACACGTTAAAGCTGTATGGCTCGATGAAGCTGGACAAATGGACGCTTTAGTTTGGGACGTTGTTAGAAGAAGAACTGCTTTTCATAGAGGTAGGATTTTGATTACAACTACTCCATACTTTTGGAACTGGATTAAAACTGATGTATACGATAAATGGGCTTCAGGAGAAGATGATGAAATAGACGTAATTACATTTGATTCAAAGACAAATCCTTATTTCCCAGTAGAAGAGTTTGAACGTTTACGAGCCACAATGCCTGATTGGAAGTTTAAGATGTTTTACGAGGCGCAATGGGCAAGACCGTCAGGCTTGGTTTATGCTGATTTCAGGGAGGACGTGAATTTATGTCAGCTATTTGATGTGCCACCAAGCTGGCGTAGATACATAGGTGTAGACTTTGGATTTAATAACCCAAGTGCGGCTGTTTGGATTGCAGTAGACCCAGAGACGGAAATATGGTATGTATATCGTGAATACAAGAAAAAGGGCAAAACAGCGCAGGAATTAGCCAACGAAATATCTAATCTTTCCAGCGATGAGTTCATCTATAAGATTTATGGAGACCCATCTTCTCCACAATCTTTGAAAGAATTGAGAAAATACTTTCAAGGAGCTGTAGTGCCAGCTGAAAACAAAGTTTTAGACGGTATAGGTGCAGTTATTGTTAAAATGCGAAGCGGTAATTTGAAAATATTCAGTAATCTAACGGAAATACAAGATGAATTGAAATCTTATAGATGGAAAATGTCAGATGAAATGATTTTTGATGAACCGATAAAAGAGAATGACCACTTATTAGACGCTATGCGATACGTTGTTTACAGCACAAGTAAATCACAAGGCGTAAGAAAAGTTCCAGTTCCTAAACCGATGGGGTGGTGAAATGTTAACAAGTTTAGATGTGATATCACAAGGTAAGTCTTTTCCACCTTTTACAGAACTGCCAAGGCTTGATAGATACAGGACTAATAAATTTCTATTTGATAATAAGCCACAAGCAGTATGGGTAGATTGGGCACGTAGATTAGAGGGCGACCAAGGTTTAGGCATGATGGTAGCTCTGAACTATCCACAACGCTTGTCTAAGCTGTGGGCTGATATGCTATTTGGAGAAACACCAAGGATAACCGTTTACCCAGAAACGCAAGAGAATGTAACCGATATGACAAAGATGCTGCTTGTTTCAGACTTTTGGAACGTGTCTTATCAGGTTGCATTAGATGTTTCCAGATATGGCACTGGCATTTACAAGTTATGGTTAGACGGTGTTCCAAGGTTCCAAGCCATTCCTCCTCATATGTGGTTCCCAATAATTAATCCAAACAATATGCATGAAGTTGTAGCACATGTTATAGCTTGGTTGTCTAAAGATACTGATAATAGCGGAGACAATACGTTGTTGATGGAAATACATACTGCTGGCAAGATTGAATACAGAGCGTATAAAATGCACAGTGGCATTATCGGAGATGACATTACCGATTTAATTTACGAAAACAGAGAAGAAGAGACTGGAGTTGATATACCGCTTATATTCCCAGTGCAGAACATAAGCGCTTCAGATAGTCCCATCGGGCAAGACGATTACGAGGCTATAGAACCTATTTTGTATGAACTTAATCAGAGGTTATCACAAATTGCAAGGATTCTAAATAAGCATTCAGACCCACATATGGCAGGACCAGAGACAGCCTTGGAGCAAGATGAAATGGGAAGATATGTATTTAGAGGTGGTGCTAAATACTTCCCATTAGAAGCTGGAGACCCGATACCACAGTATATAACTTGGGACGGTAAATTAAAAGCTGCATTTGACGAGATTAAATTCTTAGTAGAACAGTTGTTTGTAATATCTGAGGTATCTCCAGTGCTGTTTGGCATGACTGAAGGTTCGCTTAGAACTGGTGCTGGACTACGTAAAGAGTTGATAGCTCCAATATCTAAATCCAACAGATTGAGAATGCGTTTTGACCCAGTGATTAGAAATATGATACTAACTGCTGGTGCGTTGTGGAACAAAGATTGGAAAGAGATAAACGTTAGCTGGCAGGAAGGGTTACCAATTAACGACCTTGAACAAGCTCAGATTTACACGATGCTATATAAGACTGGATTGGTATCTCAGGAGACTGCTGTTAAAAAGCTGTTCTCTTTGGATAGCCAAACGCTAAACGAAGAACTATATAAGATAAACCAATCAGCAACGGTTAAAAAGGGCGATGCTGCAACGTTGATTGATAACAAATACGGCGTAGCAGCGGAAAGTGCTCTAAATGCAGTGCAAGGTGACGGGACGTTAAACACGGAAATTTAACATGCCACGCAGGAATAGAAGGAAGCACAAAGAACCAGAAGATTATTACGAAAACATCAAGTTGAAGAGAAAAGACAAGTTTTATCGTAAAAAGAGGTGGAAGAAAAATGGCAGAAAGAGTTAGCCATAAGCCTTGGGGCAGATTCTCAGAAAGTGATTATACATTGGAGCAGTTAGCTCGTGCTTCTTTAATACACATGCAGGAGCCACCCAAAATCAAGGCTGATTGCAAATTACCAATTAGAGAACCAGATGGAACTTTGAATGCAAATGGCATAGTAGCAGCTGCGATAAGAATACATCAAACAGATGCACCAATGGAAAAGAAACGCAAAGCAGCAAGAAAACTTGTATCTCTATATAGAAATGTTCTAAACAGAGAACCACCAGACAGCTTGAAAAGATTAGCTGGAATGTAAGTAATGCATGTGGTATAATAATTATTAGTAAAAATTACGCTGACAACGAGCGGTAAATCGTTGGAAGGAGGTTTATGATGGCAGACGAAGTTAAACAAGTCCAAAGCAGTAATGAGGTTAACGAAACTCAAGCAGTTAGTGAACCTATACAAGAGCAAGAAACTCCGAAGGTATTTACACAAGAGGAGTTAGAAAAGATTATTGCAGAAAGGCTTGAAAGAGAAAGAAAGAAATACAAAGATTACGACGAATTAAAGAAAGTTGCAGAAGAGTATAAGAAGATGAAAGAAGCACAGATGACAGAAGAAGAAAAATTACAGAGCAAGTTAGCTGAATTAGAAGCGGCTGTGCTTGAGAAAGAGTTGGAGGTGCAGGAAGCCATGATTGAAAAAACAAAGATGAAAGTAGCGATGGAAATGGGCCTGCTGCTGCCGCTGTTCATGGGCGCGGTGCTGGCCTATGTCGTCGGCACGATCATCAGCAGGACAAGGGGCGACCGGGCGGGAGGCCTGGCG